CAGGAGTGCTAGACTTCACTGCTTCAATGCCCATCATTTTAAGCTTAGGATCCTTATAACGTACTCCTTCACTGTCCCAAACATTGAGAATATACCTCTTCTTTGCTGTCCAGATGCCACTTGAAGCAATGTTCTCACGCTTCATGACCATCTTATTGGCATAAGCATTTACGTACTCGGCCAACGTTTCATAAGAACTCTCAATATACTTTTCAAGTTCCATTTCACAGACCTTATTAAGGAATGTGACAACGCTCTCATCAGTTTTCTCTCGCCCCTTGTATACACTCTCAACCAGAGGCCCCAAATGCAAATAAATGCTATCAGTATCTGAAGCAATAACATAATCTTCTCCATCAGTTTTAAGTACCCTGTTCAGGTACTCATTCATTTTATTCTCAATCCACCGTATTGATACCTGCCCACTAAGAGTAATTGCCTCAGCGTTAGATAGGTTATAGTATCTAAAGTATTGATTTCCAATGGCACCATAAGCCGAGTTGAGTTGTATTTTTCGAGCCATTTGGATGTTATTGAATTTACTAATATCCTTTTGTAGTTTGGCACTTGGCTCATTTTCATACATCCGCTTGGCAGCGAGCATTTTCTTCTTAGATATCGTGCGCTCATCATAAATCTTTTGCATCATTTCTGGCAGAAAGCCTTGTATGTCCTTACGATACTGAGCACCGTTGGCACACACTGCATAATCACCACTAATCTCAATCTCCTGGTTTAATATCCTTTCAACGCTCGCGCTGGAATGTCTAGTCTCCCTGAGGGTCTCTGGACTGATATTGTATTGCATAATAAGATGAGGATAGAGGCTATTGAGGTCAAAACTAACAACCCAATCATAGCGTCCTGGTTTCGGTTCCTTGACATATGCACCTGCGTATTTGTCTGATTTGTCTGATCGTTTAGAGGGTGGGACAACTAATCCTTTGTCCTTTAAAAAATTATAGATGAGGGTGTCCCACATCCTCACCTGAAAATAAACATCCCTGATATTAACCTTAGCATCATACGCTAGGGCAATAGCAAGTTCGATAAGTTTCATCTTATCCTCAAGTCTGGAAACAAGTTCCACGTCCTTGATGTTATAATCAATGAACTTCTGCCAGTCACGAGTGTAGAACTCCTTAAAGTTCTCAAACTCAGAGTGATCTAACTTATTCTGTCCTAGTTCCACAAATGCTATGTGGTCTAAGCGATAGGATTCTTGATTAGTATAGGTGAATTTCTTGTATAGGTCAAGATAATCTACAACATTGATACCAAACATGTTGTATATGATCTGTTGACGACCCTTTATCTCCAAGTCCTCACGATGAACGATGCCCCATGGAGACATCTGCTTCATCTCACGCTCACCAAACAGACGTTCCATACGTCCACAGATATATGGTACGTCGTAAAGCTCTACATTCCACCCCGTAAGAATATCTGGGAAATTAGTAGTCCAATAGTGAAGAAAGCTACGGAGCAAATGTTCCTCGCCGTCACATAAGATATATTCAACATCATCGCGAGTGTTTGTATATGGTTTCGTACCCCATACCTTGATCTTACGGCTGATATAGTCTTGGACTGTAATACTGAGAAGAGGTTCCGCGCATTCTTGCACGTTAGGAAAGCCATTTTCACATGCCACCTCAATATCAAGAGATGTAACCTTAAGACTCTTAAGGTCATAGTCCACTTCACCAGGAAATTCTTTTGATATGAATTGGTAGAGATATCTGTCATACCCATGAACCTCAAAATTTTCTACATCACGATACTTGTCAGCAAATGCTCTAGCTTCTCTAATCGACTCAAACTGTATAGGCTTAGCATACCTACCATCCAGTGTCTTATGCTTCGTTTTCTTATCCGTAACGACAAAAAGGGTCGGAGAAAACTTAAACTTCCTCTGGATACGCTGTCCGTTCTCGTATCCCAGATAAAGCATGTTATCCCCAACCATCTGAACGTTGGTATAGAAACTCATTTAGTTACTAGTTCGTATTTTTTCCTGATAGCATCATCAGGTTCTACTATTGTAGCAAGAGTTTCGGAATATAGCAATACATCTGTGTCAGTTGTGTAACTGGGCCAAGGCTCTAGTGTACCATCATCCTTGATAAGGTACGGATCCTGTAGGTGGCAGTTCGGTTCCTCGTCCATCTGTTCCACCTTCGAGATCAGGTGCATCCCCGACCTCAGAATCACTACCATCGTCTCCATCTTCATCCTCCAATAGTTTTTCAGCATCAGCAAACAACTGTTCCATGTCAAGGTCATCACTACCTGTGACACCAGCCATCATCTCTTCATGCTTTTTAAAATTCTCATCATAATTTTCCCCTTTAATTGCCTCAACATATTGTTGAGCAATAGAATCTAAGGGATCATATGCTGTTAACACATGATGTCCAGGTAGATAAAAGTCTCTATCCTTACTCAATGGTGCCCAAGGGAACCATGATAATTGAAAGCCTTTCTCTCTGTTGAATACAATACCACCATCCTCAGAGACAATCTCTAATCTAAATGGTTTGTGTAAACGAAACCCCATCGGATCCTTACTATCAGGATCCACAATTTCTTGGACTTCAGTTATTATCTCTTCACCAGACTTCAATAATAGAAGTTTCACACTCATTGTACATCTCCACCCATTGCTTGTACATTCTTGATGTATGTATCACGTAGACTAGGTACTGGTTCTAAGATAGTCACAACCATGTTATGATTAATTGCTATTCTAGTCTCTGGTGTAAGAGGACACCATGGAGAGTAATGTACTTTAACTTCTGGATCCTGTATTAGACCCTGAACTCCATCAGTATTAGGTCTCTCATAATCTACCTTATATGGGAAGTTAAAAATATATGCCTGACGTTGGTTAGTAGTTTTATCTACAGCTTCTTGTAGATCTGCAATCACCTGGTCACCATTAAACATGATAATGACCTTAACCCTTTCAGTATTAATAATCGATGCTTCCTGCTTAGGAGTCACATTGATCGGTTCTTTCTTCTTTGCCATTTCAAATGCTCTTTGTAGATATTATAAAGGAGGAACTGACGTTTGTCAATCCCTCCCTTATGTATTAGATGTAATCCTTACGAGCATGATGCTCAGGAACAACCTTACCAAGTTTTACAACAAGTAATCCGTCGCTGAATTCAACCTCTCGTACCTCGGTATCATCTGCGATTGTCCAGACCCTATCGAAAGACCTGTTGGCCAATCCTTTATGTCTAAACGTTCCAGCATCCTCTGATTCTTCTTTTTTGCCTTGTACATGTAGTTTTCCAAACTCCGTATAGACTGATACTTCATTTTTCTTAAACCCCGCAAGGGCGACTTCAAGTCGTGATTCGACATTACTTACTTCAACAATATTATATGGTGGATAGTTTGAAGATGTATCCACTCCATCCCAGAATTTGTTGAGGTATTCATCCATACCGATGCTGTTTCTATGAATCCTCTCCATCAATTCTGGAAGATTCGCAGCATGAAATCGTGCTAAGTTAGTCATAGTAGCTCCTTAAATAAGCGAGTTTGTGTTTTGTAGTCCCCGAAGGCAACTACTATTATTTACCACTTCTCTGCTACTATTTCAATAGTGTTCTCTACACTTTTCGATTCGGTTACTACCTCAAATCCTTTTTCCTGTACGGTTTCTACTACAATACATTTTGCATATGCTTGAGTGACCTTCTGCAAAAATCTCTCAATAGGAAATGGTTCTTCCCATGTATCAAGCTCTGCAATTAGCTGAAAGGTACCGTCATTAACCTTTCTAAATCCCACATCATGAGTAACAGCAACCTCAACATGCTCATCAGCATGTCCATCTCCATGATCACCTTCAATATGAAGGATAACATTCTCCTCTACAGAATAACCTAGGGTATTCAATGCTTTTATAAGAAAATCTTTATCAGTAATCTTGGTTTTGATTCTGCTGAAGTGTGACATTTTTTTGTTGTTGGTAATACTCAGGCTTTAAAGATCTATTCTCGACCTTACCGAGTTGTTCTTCTATGTGCTTTGTTATATCTATACATGTACCATCTGATACACCCTGTACCTCCTCAGTAACGTTGCCATCCTGATCAATACGAAAGATAATTCTCTGCACTAGTCTTCCTTCTTCTTACCAATGTTATACTTACTCTCTAAAGTCCAATCACCTTTCTCCTTATAAGCTAGAACTTTGATTTGACTTAAAGGTGCTACATCTACAATACTTTCTTTTGTTGAAATGGAAACTAATCCCCAATCAGAAAGTAATTGTACAATACGGTTACGACGCTGTACATCATTAAGACTTAAGTTAGCCTTCTTACCATCAAGAGCGAAGAGCTCTTTAAAGTGAACGATGTAATAACGTCCCTGTTTATGTAGAATGTGGCAGGACTGATATAGTTTCTTTTCTTTCCTAGAAGCTACACCTATCCTTGTTAATGTTTCTCTTACCTTAAGGAAGTCATCGGGTTCCTTTAAACCCACTTCCACCATGCTATCAGCGGTCCACTGAACCTCTTCTGAGATCGCTGTCATCTTTTTCCTCCCATGTCATATTTGTTATGTAGAATTTTAAGCTGATCTTTGGTGAGAAGAGTTAATGCGACCTTCGCTTTTTCGTTACTATAACCATAGTGTTTTTTGACCAGATCCAGATCTTTAATCTGTTCTTTCTTCAACCAAGGGGAAAACCTTTTACGTTTTCTCAATATATTTAGTAAAAAAGAATACTGCATATCACTATCAAGATGTGCAGCCATATTCATCTCATTAGAAAATAAAATGCTATCAACAGAACCAGACAAACATCTATTAACGATATAAGGAGGGTAAGAAGATATCGCTGAACTGTCCTCAGCAATAAGATTCTTCTTGGTGTAATTAATAGAGTTGAGCCAATCTTTAAGTTCATAATTCACTTTGGAAGAATACCTCCTTCTTTCAAATCTTTGATCGGAAAGGTAACTAACTTCTCCCAAGGAGAAAGATTATCAAAAAGTACAGCAGCTTTATCCTGCATAATTCTCTGTACAAATCCCACATACCCTCTATAGATAGAGGTTTCATCTATAACTGTGACTGTTGTTCCTGGTAAAATCATTAGAATGTCCTGATAGGTCCAACAACACCAGTCTCACTATTATTAATTCTGTAAATATGTGTTCTACCACCCTTAGACTGGCAATGGATCTCTCCACCCTGGATGACAGCACTTACTATGTCACGACCGAAGGTAGATAGACCACCTTTACGTGTATGATACAACTGTGCACTACCGCTTGGCAGTACACGAACCCCCAAACTTCCCATAATTTGTTAAAACCAATTCACGACGTTTTGTTTGATCCGACATGTAATCACCTGTGGATCTCATTGTATAAGTATGAGCAAAGTCATACTGGCACCACTCAAGAAATCGCATAACGATATCTGGGTGGTTATTATATGATATCATAACATTGCATAAGCAATCATCCATGACATCAGCAAACTTCTCATGATCGAAACCTTTATGCATGTCACCCTTATGTCCATAAAGTGCATCCTTAATATCATAAGGTGGATCAGCATAGATGAATGTTAGGGTTTCGTCTGAGGTAAGCTCGGTATAAGATCCATTTGTAATGCGCCACCTCTGGATAAGTTCGGTATACCCAGGGAGTCTTTCGATGCCACGCATGGAGAAATTACTGTCTGAGGCTGAGGCTGAGAACGATGAGCTTTCAGTAAGGCCACTGAAAGAACACTTATTAACAATATAGAAATATATCGCTCTGTCTTTGCTGGAAGTTTGATCGTCATTTAATTTTTCCTTGGCTTCTAAAAATAATTGTTTTGCTGCAGTTTGATTTGGATGTGCTGTCTTAAATCTAACTAGTTCCTCATAAAGATACTGACCATTATCTCTAAGATTTATCCAAAAATTGATCAGTGGTTCATAAAGATCATTGACCCAGATAGGTACCTCTTCAGGTAGTCTCTTAGTCATCTCTAATGCCATGCTACCACCCCCTAAGAAGGGTTCACGGTACTCTGTAATCTCTCTACTAGGCAACCACTGACATAGTTTACTAATTGCCCTGGACTTACCACCAGGATAGCGTAAAGGTGTCTTCAGGGACTTCATTAATAAACCTCGAATGGTGGGACTATCATGGGATGACCTCGATGTCTGAAAGTCTCTTCTATGGTTATAGATTCAAATATCTTATTAAGAGTATTTGATAATTGACGGTATCCTGAACCGACATAAACCTGACCAGCAAACACTGATACAGTGGCAGCACCCCAGAAGATATAATACCATCTGGACTTTACTTGTGCTCTTAGTTTTTCTTTCTTCTTACTCATAATCATTTGAATTCACACTCCACCATTATTTCAGTGAGAGCCGCTAATAAATTTATTTCTTGGTCAGCAACGAATGCTGATTGGTATTGATATTTAGCTATGATCAGAACCGCATGAGGTATACTCTGAGGCTTCAAACTATCATACAAACTATCATACACTGTCCTCAGTATAGCATTAGGATCATTGTCGAGATTACTATTGACCCACTTACGTGCTACACCAAACTCCTTACCCTTTAAGGCTCCGATAAGTTCTCCGAGGACAACATTGTTGAGGACTGCCAAGATCCCCGTATCGATTGATCCCGTGGAGCTATACCGCTGAAGTTCGTTAAGGGTTCTTCTGAAATCTGGGAAGTATTTCTGGACGACCTCAGCGACCACCGCATCATCATACCGTACACCTTCTCTGGTAAGTATGTCACGGCATCTTCCAAAGAATGTAGCAGCGATTTGTTGTTTGTCTTTTCCACGAATGTTAAAATCAATTACTGTTGTTCTGGAGTGGAGTGGTTCAATGATTTTGTTCTTGAAATTGCAGGTAAAAATGAATCTACAGTTTCTGGAGAACTCCTCAATACTCGCTCTAAGAAGGAGTTGTACGTCGGGAGTGGTATTGTCGGCCTCGTCGATGATGATAACCTTGTGTCTCGACTGACTTGTGAGAGATACGGTAGACGCAAAGCTCTTGGCACTACTCCGAACTGTATCAAGAAACCTTCCCTCATCGCTTCCATTAATGACATAGCAATCTGCTCCTAATTCTTTACATAGTGCTTTGGCAACAGTTGTCTTACCTGTACCAGCACTACCGCTAAGGAGAAGGTTTGGAACTTCTCCAGTGTTAACAAAAGATTGGAATGTATTCTTAAGATCGGATGGGAGAATACAATCCTCAATGGTTTGTGGGCGGTACTTTTCCACCCACAGAAAATCATCCTTCATACTTACTATCTGGCTCCAGTGCGATAAGATACTCTAGGTCTCTATTCACATCTCTAAAGAGAGATGCATTCTGCTTACTAATTGTAACCTCATAGTCAGCAGGAAGCAATTTAAGGTTCTCTACCTTGAAATTAAAACAAAATTCTGTACCAGTTTCACCAACTTTAACAGCATAAGTGTTTGAGGTGTCATTCTTCTTGTCACGTACAACAAGCTTTATAGTCTCACCATCACCAACAACTGCCAAGTCCTCTATCTGATATATAGCAGCGGCTTTAATAACATTAGAAATATCACTCCATGCTACAGTAAAAGAAACTTCCTTACTAGGAATTTCCACACGGTTCTCTGGTGGAGTGACAATGGTAGAAGGATCAGCAAAGAAATACCTTGACGAATTCCTTCTATCTTTTATAATCAAAAAACTATCATTTGAAAAATCAAAATCAGGATCTTCAAATAAAGTAAGTCCAGATAAGAACTCACTTAAATCATAGATGGCAAAGTTCTTTGGGAACGTTTCCTCAACTACAGATCTAGCAAGTATGTTCTTCTGGATAGAAAGTGTTGATAACTCTGTACCCTTCTTGAAGCATATTGACTGATTAATATTAGAATAGTTCTTCAGTATGTCAAGTGTGCTTTTAGAAAGTTTCATAAGGCTGAGTAATCTCCTCTGGTTTGGATGTGAAATGATGTAGTAAAACACAATAATGTATTGCCTTTAGTATATCATGTTGTGGACGACCTTTCTTGTCGTACCTGCTCAGATACTTAATAGCATTAGATCTACAGAATGCTTCTGCATCTCCAACTGATTCAATAAGATCAAGTGTCTGAATATTTGATCCTTCATTAGTATAGTGAGAGGAGTATGTGCTACTGATATACTCAGAAGCTTTCTGAAGGATCTTATCCTCATCATACTTACAACTCACCTTGTTAACTTCAATCCCTGCAGGTGCTTCAGGTTTAATAGTGACATCACCCACCTTAGGATCATATATGTTATAAACTCCGTCAACCCCAAATTGAGGATCGCTGACAGAGAAGGAGAGGTGATCCTCTCCTAGTCCACCCTTGACATGGGTGTCAACGTTTGTCTCTTCCATTTCTTTCAACACATCATACAATAACCACCATGCCATAATTATACCTCAAAGTCAACGTCTGCGTCAACCTTATCGTAAAGTTCTTGAAAAGCTTGCTTAGTCTCATCATCAAAACGAGAGATACAAGTGGTGATTGCCTTGGCACGATTACCAAATATTTGGAATGCCCTTACAATGTGAACCAAACGACGTGTACTGATGACTTCATCTATGCCACCATCAAAGAAGGTCTTACGGATGATGTCTGCCCAGTCAACAAGACGCTTATTAAACTCAGTCTCTTTAGAAACTAGGTCAAGGATCTTCTGCTCATTAGCAGGAGTAGGATACTGCTGCTCAAATGTTACTGGGAACCTTTCAAGGAAGGCTTCGTTGAGCACGTTAGTTCCAACAAATCTTCCATCATCTGAACCTTTACCTTTAGTATTTGCGGTTGCGAAGACGTTGAACCCTGCCGCTGGTCTGACGTACTTTCCGATCTTTTTAAGGAAAACTCCTTTACCCTCAAGGATCGATTGGAGACAGAGGATCTTGTTACTGGCAAGGTCGATTTCGTCAAGGAGCAAGATAGCTCCTCGGTTGAGAGCTTCCACGACAGGTCCGTTGTGCCAGACGGTTGCGCCGTCAACAAGACGGAAGCCGCCAATGAGATCATCTTCATCTGTTTCAATAGTAATGTTTACTCGGATAAGTTCTCTACCTGCCTGAGCACATGCTTGCTCTACAGAGAAGGTCTTACCGTTACCTGATAGTCCAGTGATGAATGCTGGATAAAATAATTTAGACTGAATGACTTTCTTCACATCACTGAAGTTACCAAACTTAACAAAAGTAGGATCTACTTCTGGAACTAAATTCTGCTCTACACTAGGAAGTACAGTTGGACTAGAAATTGCTTTCTCTAGGATCTCACGTCCTTCTTCTACAGTGAGGTTCCAAGATCCACGTTTAACTTGGTATGATTTTAACTTACGTGCCACTGTTGGGTATGCTACTCCACGAGCAGTAGCGAATCTCTTTACATGAGAGGCATCTATCTCATTCCCAAACTCTTCACGAAGTTCATCAACAAAGTTGACTGATAGTTTTCTCTCGAAAGGCATAGTTGGTTTCCTTGATTTGTATGTACTTACAATAGCAAGAAAAAACCCCCTTGCGGGGGTCAGTGTGCCAGTTTGTTAACTGTCTTTGTGTGGAACCAGTTCGTTCTCCTGTAAGGTCTCTGTACCTATCAGTTGTGGGAGATACCCTGCAATATGATATGGTAATTTACCATTGTTAATAAGTCGCTTAGTCACATAAGAAACTACAAGCTTATCTAAATGCTCTAACTGTTCAACAGCTTCCTTACGTTGTGCTTTAACTTCTGCTGCACTCTCACAACCCTTAGTGTAAAAGATAACATCACTATCATCTATAGGATCATGGTCATCATCACCAACAAAATTATTGAGGATCTTAATGTATGCATCAACAACGTAATCCTTTTCCTTAGCACAGACTACGATAGGGTTCCTTGATGCGTGCTTTTCTTGCTCATCAATATCATAGATGTCATGAGCAACTTTCTTTGCTGCAGAACCTGAGATAAAGGGCTTGATGTTTACAGAAAGAGTGGTCTTAGTATAGATCTTATTAACGATCTCACCAACCTGCTTTTCATTCCAACTATGTGGAATAGTATTTACCCAGTCGGTAATCTCTCTGGTGCTACAGTTATTACCCTGACGCTTAACCCACTTCTGACCTCGTAATACGAAGTCTTGCTTAGTGTGCTTATATGAAGCTAGGTGAAGATTAGCACCTAGAGCAATGATGTCATAAGCATCATCCTCTTTGCCATACCAGTCTTCATTTAACTTGTAGATATAAACAGGAAAACAAGGTAGGTCTAACTGACAACATACCTTGTAACGGTTGTACCCATCCCACAGTTGGAGTGAACCATCCTTCTGTCTGACTAGGATAGGTGGAGTTTCTTTTGGATCGTATCCATCTTTGAGTGTAGCTTGGATACCTGCTACATTGTTTGTTGTGATACCGCCAGCGCGTGCTTTATTAGCATCATCTGCATCTGGAGATAATACAGTTCCTTCTGTATTAAGTACTTCGTCCCAATCAATAATCGTTGATCGCTCGAAGGTGGCACATTCAAAAATTGGTGCCTTAAGAGATTGAAAAGTCTCATTGTCAGACAAAGGCTGCCAAGTGAGATCATGAGGGAAGTAGCTTTCCCTGTAGCTTATTAAGTTTGCCATGTTAATTAGTCGAGTTTGACTTGGATCATCGTCAATCTACTAAGGTCAAAATGGACCAGTCGTAAATCTCAGTTCACCACATTTAATTATGCCAGATTATTTAGAATTTGTCAATAATGTTACGTTTCCGTAACATTATGCTATCCTCTCTATGAAAGATGTAAGGATTTTCTTATTCATTTTCTTAGACTTAAGTGATTTAGTGAATGCCCTTTTGATCTGTGTCTTGTTTGCACCTTCTTCAACCTCAAACTCAGCATCATTGTCAAGAGCTCCTGCTGCCATAGCAAACTGTACGGTATAGGCACTTGATAAGCATATGAAAGATTTTGTTTTCTTCCACTCTCTATCAGCACGATCCCATGCATCCATATCAAATCCTAAGCAATGACGCTTGAACCTATTCCAGTCTGATCCATTGATAAGACGGATGTTCATGAACTCACACTCAGGGAAACGATCACGTAACTGTCTGATGAATGTATTGGTTGTATCATAGTAACCAACATGATCAAAGGCATAAGTTCTTCCAGTCTTACGATCACGTAAAACAGTATCACCCTCACCAAGTCTTCCACGAATAATAATTTCTTCTCCACTTTGGTAGTGACTAACCTTCTTACCATATCCAATCTGATATCCTTCACCATCAGTTAAGTTAATAACATGAACCTTCTGAGTACCAGTGCGAGATTTGAACTCAGGGATGATTTCATTCATAGAAATCATTGCTTCAGATAATGGAGTACCACCCAAACTCATATCATAAGGACCACCACAACCATTTCCATGAAAAGCTCTTGCTAAACGGAACAAATTCTTTGCCTGTTTTTCATGTTGACGGTTATTGCTTCTGCTAGTTAACAAATTAAGCATGTTAAAGTTATGGCAGAGTACCTTACCTAGAAGAGCAGCATCTTCTTGATAATAATTCTCTCTCTTACTGTATGAATCAGTGAAGCAATATACATCATAAGCAATACCAACCTTACGGCAGAATGATACTAATGTAAGTACCTGCTTTATAGTAGAAGTAATGCAACTACTCATAGAACCTGACCAATCTATGTTAAAGATTAAACCATGGTTCTTACCCTCAGCAACAGTAGTTACCTTTCTGAAAAGATCTTCGTTATATTTGTAAGTGTGAAGCTTCGTTGTATCGAGAACCCCAGTGCGATTAACAGAAGTACGAGCATAACTGTCAGCTGCTTTCTTACACTCAAACTCCTTAACCAGATAGTTGACTTCCTTAGCGTTTGAAACTTTGAATTTAGAATAGTCAGCATCAATTTCCCTCAAGTTACGTGCGTGGTGTCTTGCCATCATTAGATCATACTCATCAGCATAATCTTGCTGTTGATCTATGACTTCCTTTTGACTGTAATAGTTATTAAGTTTGTCAGAAACTTCTTTGTTACTTATAAAGACTTCCTCACCTACAGTCGGTGCTAACTCAACATATTTAATTTCAGGTGCACCATGATTAACAAGATCTCTCAACTTCTGTTCTGATATAGCAGAAGTCTTTACTTCAGGCTTTTGTTCCTGAGGACCATTGCCACGACCTACTTCATTACCACCAATATTTTCTTCTTGCTGCTCACCAACATGCTGTTCTAAATGCTGTTGTGCTTCAGTCTGCTGTGGCTCAGGTTCATCTTCATACTCAGTTTCATCTTCACCTAAGTCAGGACGATCACTACCACCAGCATTACCAGGTAAAGGTAACTCCTGTTTGAAGTTTTCATCATTCTCCTGCTTCTCTAACTGCTCTGTGCAATAAGCATATATCTTCTTAGCAAGAGCAAGTACATCTTCAAATGTTTCTAACTTATCTGCTTCATCAAGAAATACTTTCTCACCTTCACTGAAAGGAACATCAGTAAAATTACCAATCTTATACTGTAGGTTCATCCTATCTGCAAGGTTGAACTCATTTACATCATTACTCTCTGCGCCAAAGAAATCCTCATTAGCAAGGATGCCATACCCTTTAAAGAAGGTCTTAGGAAGTCCCTCGTATCTACGCTTCATCAATTTCTCGATACGAATGTCTTCACATACGTTAACAAAAGTCATGGGAACCTCATTAAGGAAGTCCCACTTGTCAGGAGTATATAATGCATGTCCAACCTCATGGGCGATCAAGGAATCGATCACCACATTATCCTTATGCTGCCAATCTGGAAGAGTTAGTACCCTAGTCTCAATGTTGAACTGGGCAGTCTCCACCTTACGATGCTCTACGATCAGGTCTTCCTGAGCAAGGAGTTTAGCAAGTGATTCCTTTACTAGATTCATTAAGTTCCTCGTGTATGTACATAGTATAAGACCCCCGACGAGGATCGGAGGTCTTTAGTAGACACTTTATCAACTGTCTACGTCTTGCCTTTGCTTGGCGCAGCATTTGGGGTTTTAAAGACCGTTTTTGGTCTTTCTTTGAGTGATGCTGCCAGTTCGGAACTCTCATGTAGTTTCTCCAGTGCTGTTAGCAGTTCAGGTGTTTCTTCCCAAGACCACTCCTGAGAGTGCTTAGGATTCTTCTTGGTCACAGTATGAGTACGTGTGGTCATAGGATACGTGCGAACACATACCATAATACACCACCTGTCAAGGCTGTGTCAAGTAGTACCAGAGAAATATTTATTAACATTATCCTGCTGAGTTCTTTCTGAATGTCAAAGTAGCACCATCACTCAAGCTAGCAGTGTACTCATCATTAGCATGGCAATGCTCAAGAACATGGTCTAGCTTATGGTTGATAGCATCCAACTTAGCAATCATGTCAAGTCTATCTTGTCTTTCCCAATCATGAGTAACATAAGTCTCATGGTGCAATCCACCATTAGGAGAAGTAACAGTATTCACATAGGTTGGTGGTGGAGGAGTAGTTCCCTGCTCATTTCCAGATTCAAATAGATGCCTTTGATCCTCTGGTACTACATTAGGATCTTCTGTTGTCTCAGGAATTAATCCTGGTCCTTGATCTGATACATCTGTACCTGGTACTTCTGTACCTGATCCGATTGTATTACCAGGAATTGCTGATCCTGATCCGATATTTTGATTTGGGTCGTTTGGCATACCGCCAGCGATTGCTCCTGAATAAGTCATAATAGTTTAAATTTTATTTATTCTTCCTTGGTGATGACAGAGAAGTTTTGTTTCTTTTCTACTACTAGAGTAGAAGCAAACTTATCTTGTAATGCATCTGTCTTATGGGATATGACAAATGTATTTGTATTGTCAGCAACAGTATGTAAGATCTTTAGAAAATCATCTGTACCAGAGACATCTAAACTACTGTCAAATATTTCATCAAGGATCAATAAGTTAGTATTGGCACTGTTCTTCATCTTAGCGATGGTCCTCCATGTGAATAGAAGTGCTAGGTCTATCCTCATCTTCTCTCCTTCAGAGAAAGAAGCATAGCAGAACTCATCCCTAAACCTAGACTTGATAGTCTCCTCAAAGTTTTCATCCAACTCAAAGGACACATAGAAGTCTAGCTCCTTAAGATACCTGTTGATCAACTGGTTCATGATAGGAAGGTACTTCTTAATAATACCTGCCTTGATACCAGTATCTCTCAGCATATTGGTGACAACATCAAAATTGTCCCGCGTTTTTTTATTGGATGATAGTTCTTTCTCTACTATTATACCATCTCTGGCCATAGCTTTCAACTTTTCTTTCTCACCCTTAATATTATTACCATTACCTGTAGAGATCTTCTCTTCTATCTTCTTAATCTCTCTCTTCCTAGACTGTATCTCAGAATTAGCAGAACTAATCTGCTGCTGTATCTCTCTAAGTTCATTAAGTACAATATTCTTTTCACTCAACTTCTCAAAGATAATATCAAGCTTCTTCTGAAGTGCTACTGCTGCATCATCTAATTCTTTTAATGACGTAGTAATTTCAGTCTTCTTATCAGACTTAAATGTTTCTGTGAGTGGTTGCTTACAAGTCGGACAATTATCATTCTTCTCTAAAAATTTATATTCTTTATTAAATACCTTTTTCTTATCCTCAAACTTAGATTTGTATATGAGGAGTTGAGTGTGCTCATCATCCAAATCTCCATAAGCATCTAAACTCTTTTCCTTAGATAAACTCCTGTCCAATCCATCAGCAACATCATCCATAAATTCTGAGATCTCACCTTCTAAAGATTCTATCTCTTCCTTACGTCTCTTATTATTTGCAGTGGATTGCTCTTGGAGGTTAAGGATAAACCTCTGCTGCATCTCCACCTTCTCTTTTGCTAAATCAGACTTATACTCACAATCCCTAATCGCTTCTCTGACACCCTTAAACTTATCCTTAAGGATACTATTCATAGTAGAGAAGATACGAATATCTAAAAGATCTTCAATAACTTCTCTACGGTTGATGGGAGTGAGTTGCATAAAGGGAACAAACGTCGATGATCCTAAGATCACTACCTGCGTAAAAGATTTGTAGTTCAACCTTAGGATGCTTTGCTCCAGATACTTCTGCTGCTCTTGGGAAGAAGCTTCTTCCTTGAGTTTCTCACCGTTAAGATAAACTTCAAACACTAGTGGCTTAATACCACGACGTACCATATAGTTACGAGAACCTATGGAGAACTCTACCTCAACTAAAGTATCCCTCTCGTTGACCGCATTAACCAACTGGGGTTTATTGATCCTACGAAAGGGCTTATTAAATAGGGCAAAGCACATGGCATCCAAGAATGTGGATTTCCCTGCGCCATTAGTCCCTACTATTAAAGTGGCAGGACTAGAATCTAATTTGATCTCACTGAATGCATTGCCCGTGGAAAGAAAATTCTTCCAACGGATTGATTTAAATTGGATCATCTACAAGTCTCTAGGCGGTACCACTATGTCATCGGGGGTCACCACATAGTATTCATGACCATGTGTTACACAAGCGTGAATGATTTCCTTATCGTCCACTTCCACTACTGACATATCTGGAAAGTCATCAGCCTCCAGGAGTCCAGCATAGCGTACTGCGTCGTCTTTGTCAAGGAACATGTAGACTAATTGCTTATTCTTCTCCTTCTCACTGTTGACAGCGTAAGCTCCTTCATCTTCCTTTCCAGTGAGTGCGAGGATATACATTAGACTAGCTCCAGTGCTTCTACATAAAGGGTTTTAAGAATAGACTTCAGTGCAGGTTTATCAGAATACTCAATACTATCAACATACTTTTCTAAGATAGTGAGAGTGTCTTCTTTCTCAATATCAATCTCTTCATTTAAATCATGTTCAAAGGATGGGTCTTCAATAATCTTTATCTCATGTACACCAGCAGCATATAGCTGACTAACAAAGAACTCAAATTTATCAGTATCCTTTTTCTTTTCAACAATAATCTTTATAAAATTATTGGAATAATCTGCATAGTTAAACTTACTACTATTTAACTGATCTTCATCGTAGTATATCTTAGCATAGATTTCATAAGGGTTCGGTATATACTCAAGCTTTAGAGTATTAGTGTCAAAGATATGGAACCCACGCTTATCCTTATAATCATTCCAATAGATCTGATAAGGATTACCTAAGTAAGTTATATTATTCCTAGTACTCTTACGATGATAGTGTCCAGAGAATACTTTTTCAAACTTCTTATATGGAGCACTACTATCACCATGATCCATGATGTATCCTTTATGTGCCTCAAAGCCATTGAGTTCTAAGTGTCCCATTGCTATAGGGCAAGCAGTCTCCTTAATTATAAAGTAAGTCTCTTCCTGATTTTCTTGATTGATCCAAGGGATGAATAGAATAGGTAGACCACCTATCATTACTTCCTCAGGTCCAGAATAAATTTTTATATTATCATACTCACTGAGTATACCATCAAGAGTATTAACCTTATTAGTATCCTTAAAATATGCTGTGTGATTTCCTACAAGAGAATGGATTGTAACACCCATATCCCTAAGACGATTAAAATAATTCTCCCTCGACCAATTGGCAGCCCATAGATCTAACGTCCTACGATTATCAAACGTATCACCTAAGTCTAGAACTGTGTCGATGCCGCGTTTTTCTAGGGTAGGAAAGAATACATTATCATAAAACTTTTTAAAGAAGTCATGAAAGACACGACTAGACTTCCTAGCACCGAAGTGCTGGTCTGTTATTATTGCTACTTTCATTTATCTTTAGACCTATTGATGAGACTAATGAACTTATCATTAGCAAATGTACCACCTAGGCACACATCAATCTCGTCACCATCCTTCCAGTTCTCAGTACCATCCTTCTTAGTATGAGCCAATGCCTCAGTAAGGTCATCAATAATCTTCTGAGTAATCTTCATCTTGACCTCAACATAGGTGGAATTTTACCTGACATAGCCATACCAAAAAAGTTTAAAGTGAGACGTTCCTTTGTCCCAAAAGTCTGTACCCCATGATGGGTCTTGTTGTTGAACATAACAAATCTGTTATACACATTCTTGACACTCACTGTCTCAACATACTGTTCATGTGCTCTATCCCAAGCTTCATAGTACTGAGTATCATCGATATCCTTTCCTACATAAAGATCCTCTTTCATCTTGATCTCATCCTTGAACTGTAAGGCATAACCTTTCTTTGCACTATAAATGGATGTACCTGTATCTGGCTCAGGATCTTTTGTTAAGTATACTATACCACCAAAGAATGTGTCAATGTCCTGGTGAACCCATCCCCTATTCTTCCTATCATACTGATCCTTATGAAAGGGTTGGATCTTCTGAAAGTGA